AGGCATCGATGGTGGAGTCGTTGTAAGATCCCAGCTGAAATCTGCAACATTTACTGAATCGCTAAGACTCTTAAAACTTCGTGAAGAAGGTTTAGCCAAAGCATTGTAAACGATGTGAATTTTGTACCCGTAGTCGCTACCAATTAGATCGTTTCCAATTCGAGTTCGATAAGAAAGACCGAATGGGCGCCTTGGTTGCTGGGTCGCGAAGAGACCTGATCGTAGATGAATCGATCCATCGCATACACCGAATTCATCGGGATATGTATAGGCAGTTAAAGTTGCTTCGAACTCTTCAGAGGCTGGGACGTTGAGATACTTAACTCCGTCTACGTAATATGGCGTTGGTTCTCCGCCGGTAGGCTTTTGGGTTACCGAAGTAAGCCCCGCCCAAGCTACTCCAGGATTGTTTCCGACATACAAAACTCCACGATCAATACCGGACTCAAAGAAACGAATTCCGGCTGAGTTCCAAACAAGTCGAGACACGTCAACCTCCTCTCATCCTCTAGAGCCGAGCTCCGCCCTACGTTGAGCGTTAAGATCGCGATAATACTGCGCCTGCTCACGTTGGGTCATTTTCTCCTCCGGGGAATTTTTGGTACTGCATACCCGGATTAGTGTCAGCAGAGTGTTTAGGTGTCTCTGCTCAAACTCGAGTGGAATGTTAAAAGTGAACATCCAATAGTAAATGAGCTCCGCGGTGATGACTTCTCTGTTTGGTCGACCGTTTTTCCGATCAGCGAACCAAGTAGCAGTCATCTTTCGGTTAATATACTTATTGATCTCGTCTAAATTCTCGGCAGTTAATTTAGAATAAACCTCCGGGGAAATTCCCGGGGAGATCGTCATAGCTTTGATGTACCAGAGCGTTTCCTCGGAAGTTTTTTCGCCAGCCAAGAACGGCTTTTCGAATTCCGACTCCCATTTTGACAGGGAGAGCAGAGAATGCTCCAGTTTCAATGTGGTCTCGTCCAAAGCCACGAACTGTTGTGTTTTTTCGTCGTAACCTTCGACCATTGGAACTGTGATGGTGAGCATCCTCTGCTCTCCCTTTCTAGGGGCGGGGATTAAAGTCAGCTGTAATCGATGAAGAACTCGCTAACCGACGGCTGCGAGAAGATGTAGCCGGGCAGTGGGCGAGCGGTGACGACCTCGTCCGCAGTGACAGTGTGAGTGCCCGCGGTCTGCAGAGCAGTGCCGATGTAGTACGCCACACCGGTCACCGACGGGATAGTGAGAGTGTGCGTACCGTTGTCATACGTCGGAGCGGTCGGGAAGACCGACGTGATCGTGCCAGCGAAGATAGCAAGAACGTCATCCGGCGTCGGCAGCGACGGGTCCGAGCTGTTTGTCCCGTATAGAAGGTCCTCAAGTGTCGACAAAGCGTCAGAATCAACCTTGGTTGAGTCAATGACCAAGAGCGAAGTCGGCTTATATCCGGTGACATCCACAGGGGTGGTGTTGACGTCCCAGGAGAAGTCGATCGCAGACGGGTTGTCGTTGATCGTGCCGTAGGCCTTCTGCGAAGGGGCAGCGGTGCAACCGTACAACATATGCACCTTGTAACCGTGATCCGTGTTGTCCACATCGTTGCCGACGCGGGTGCGATAGCACATGCCGAACGACTTCCGACCTTGCTGACCAATCGCAACACCAGCCTGCGGCGAGCCAATACCATCGCACTGCTCGAACTCGGGCGGGTAAGTAAAAGCCTGAACGGTCGCGCTGAAGGTCTCGGCGGAGACCAGGTTCAGGTACTTCGTGTTGTCGGCGAACTGCGGAGTCGCCGTCGCGCCCGAAGGCTTCTCGGTGACAGTGGTCAGACCGTTCCAGGCGAAGCCGCTGTCGTAAACACCCGAACCGTTCGGGATGAAGAGGACACCACGGTCGATGCCGGTCTCGAAGAGACGCTGCCCAACCTGGTCCCACAGGACCTTAGTCATTTGAACTCCTAAAAGTACAGCAAATATACATCGTGGTTGAGGTTGTTTGCCGCGAAGTGCCTATTAAAAATGCACATCGGCAGTGCAGCGACCTTGTCGAGAATCGCACTATCTGGATCCGCGTCGATGATGGTCACCGAATATCGTTGAGTGTAGCGGTACGTACTATCGTCAGCGAACTTCGTATCCGCTTGATACCGCTCATAGACGATACAGGGATACACCATTCCAATGTTTTCAGGAGGTTGGAAATATACGTTGTCCGTAATAGTCAAAAGAATGCTATGGAGTAGCAACCTTCGGGCCATTGTAGACACCCCCCAACCTCAAGAGAAGGCGAGGACGCTGCGGCTCAACATTCGAGACAGTCCACAGCGCCCCCGCATACTCCACGTAGCGAATGGCAAAGAAGTTTTCGCTGGCGAATGCGTCCGCGACAATGCTAATAGAAACGCTAACGCTCAATTCTGGGTTAATAGATTGAGCATCCTGCAATTGACGAGAGTTTCGAATAACATCACCGAAATATGAGATCTCAGTAATGACATCGTTCCAAACGCCTGGCGCGGTTTCCGTAGCAATGCCGTATCCGACTTTGCCATAGAATCTCATTGCCAAAGGCCCCTATCAGGACGAACGAGTGAACTCCCACTTGGTCGGCAGACCGGTCTCGGTGAAGTAGTAGTTCGTTGCCGGGACCGCACGCACATTCAGAGTCTGACCGACGGTCAGAGCCGTCTGAGCACCCGAAGACAGGGTCGCACCCGTGTCGTCATTCTTGTACACCACGCCGGTCTGCGACGGAATCGTCACAACCCAGGTGACATCGTTGTAAGTCGGAGCATTCGGAGCCACCAGAGTGTTACCGGCAGCAGTCTTGTGGACGACCAGAGCCGACTTGTACTTGATGAGAGCACCGGACATCCGGGTCTCGTACAAGTACTTGAGCTGGTTGAAGTCGATGTCGAAGAAATCGAAGTAGTTGATCTCCCCGCCCTTGTCGGTACCGACGTTGTAGTCTTGCAGGTTGACCAGAATGCCCAGCAGACCGTTGGTAGTCGACTCGTACTCCATGGCTTCAACCGGTACGATGTCCTGCACCATCAAAGCAGAGACGAGCTCGGCCTTGTTGGAGTACAGACGACGACCCAGCGTGTCCTTCAGGAGCAGCATCTCGGTCAGAATCGCCAGCGTGGTGTAGAACGTCGGAGTACCAGTACCCTTGTAGTCCGCCCGGGCACGCAAGATTGCCTCGATGACCTCCATGTAGCTGGAGGACGCGTCATCGATGTTAACGTAGACGTCGGTCTTGTAGATCTCGTGCTCGTTCAGGATCGAACGGATACCCACACCATCGGTGGCGGCCGCTGGGTCCTTGATCTTGTCCGGGTCATCCACGGCGCGACCGTCGCCGATGAGGATCGCGCGAGCGACTTCTTCCTCAAGCATGAGACGCATTTCGCCCTTCATCCAGTTCACCACGTCGAAATCGGTGATGTCCAGGATGTCATCGCGATCCAGCTTCTGCTTCTTGTACACCGTGGCGGGACTGGTAGTCCGCTTGGTAACGCTGAAGAACTCTTCCTTCTTCATGCTACCCTTGATGTAACCCTTGGCACGAGCCTCATCCTGCGTGATGTCGGCCAGGATCGACCGCACGCGGGAGAACGGGGTGTGACCGACGCCATTCAGAACGCCCGCAACCCACTCGGTCCGGCGCTTGATGAAGTCGGGTTCCTGCGTCGCGTTCCGGAAATTCGGGAACAGCACATCGATGTCGTCGATGCCGTGCTCGAGGTTTGCGGACGCATAGGCGTGGACGGCCTCCTTGAGAGAGCCCAGGCGCAGAGCCTCCTTGAAGATGCCCTGCATTGCGTCGTGGGTTAGAGACTTCGAGGGCTTGCCGTCGGCACCAGCCTGGGACTCGAAGACATTGTGAGCGGTGGTGCCGGGAGCCATATCGCCGGTTCCTTCCTTGTTCGAATTTACACCCTTGCCGTTGGCCGAGTGCGCAGCAGCTGCATCTTCTTGTGCGTCTGCACTGTTGGGGTCTGCATCCGCGACGTCATCCTGCGCCAAAACAGTTTCGACAGCCGTTTGAACCAGATATTCTACGAGGGCTCTCTGGTCTTCATCGAGGCCGTCGTATACCTCTTGCGCAGTTGGTCCCGGTCCCTGCTGAGCGTCGTGAGCGACAGAGGTGGAGTCGCCCTCGTTTAGACCGTCCAGCTTAAGACCCGTGTGGATAATGGCTTCGCCCTCGAGCTCTTCGACATCGCCATCACCGTGCGAAACACGAATCTGGTCGATGACAGCACCGGGATTAGCGCCGGCGAGGACAAGACTAACCTCGCGAATAGTTCCATGCATGACCTGCTTGGCCTTTTCAAGCAGATCGTTGGCCCAGATCGACAGCTTATCGACATCCTTGTGGATTACGAGTTGCTTGGCAGTCTGACCCTGCGGAGTCTCGTTGAAGAAACCATAAGCGCGAACGCCTTCGGGGTGGTTCTCCAGAATGGCGTGGCCCAGAACGTTATCTGGACTGTTGTGACCGTGTGCCCAGACCAGCGGCACCTGCATCTTGTCCTGGTGCTGGAAAGCATTAGGCAGGATGGTGCGCCCGTCGCGGCACTTGAGGTTAGCTCGCGTGGCCCAGCCGCTGAAATCGGCTTCCATTTTGAACTTACCCTCCTCTAGTGAGTTGGCGATTAACTAGCCCCGACGGAGCCGGCGGCCTTGGACTTGGAGCCGCAGGCAACTGACTTGCTGCCGGAAGGCCCACAGTAGCCGGAACACGAATTGGCGCTGCCGGTGGTGCACCAGGTTGCGGCGTTTGTTTCTGAATCGGCATGTTAGCATTCTTGAGCTTATCGGCGTTCGGGTCCTTAGATGGTTTAAGACCGATTGCTTGTCGGAACTCGTTGGCCGAAAGAATCTCGTTTCGAGTAAACTTATCGGCGATCTGAGCAAGATTCTCAAGAGGAACCAACTTGAACGGGTCTCGGAAGGCCATAACTGTTTGTCCTTGAGAACGACCCGTCTTTGTCAAGAAACTACGCCGCATGGCTTCGACAATTGCCGTGACGATGGGGTCAACTGTTCTGTTCATGTAGTTGAGCATCGTCTTTTCGTCTGCCGTGCCGTTCATAACTTCTGCCGTTAGGCCAAGCTGGCCATACAACATGTCTGTGAGGTACTGAACCTGGGCCAGCAGGTTGTTCTCGGCGGGCCTATTCAGCTGGGTGATCTTCTCGGTACCGTCAGTATAGGCAATGCCGTATTTACTACCGGTAAGCTGAGCTTCTATCTGCTTCCGTCGATTCTCAGCCTGAACTTGACGAGCTTCAGACTTAATAACGTATGGAAGCTGAATGATCATGTCGAGCTTGCCTGATGCCGAAGCGTCATCGACCGCATCTAACAAGTTTAATTTTCGAATCAATCTTTGAAGTGTAGAGCTAGGCTCGTTCATCACCGCATAGAATGGATTCTCGACAATGGCCACATACTTCTTTTCAAGAGTTATCTGCTCTCGATAACCCTTGGCTTCATTGTAGACCAACACCCGAACGTGTTGTGGATACCACGCTTTAATCTCTCCAACCCGGAGAGTTCTGATATCAAATCCACCAGAAGTACTTGGATTTATAGTGGTGTCTACAGGAACTATGGCGCAAGAACCCTTATCGAAAAGAGTCAACGCTACGTCGATACGAAACGCCCGAGCGCCCTGGTCAAGATTCGCTTCAAGTGTCAAACAGTTATCAAAACCGCTTTGAATGTAGTCTTGAAACCGATCGTTTTCATCCAAACGAACATGACGAATGCCGATTGACGCAACGTCGTTAGACAAACGCGTGTAGATCGACGAAATTAGAGATCGCTCATTAGAAAATGTCAATCTAGGTCGATCTGGCCGACCATACCCAATATTTGTCGAACCTTCGGTCGGGTTTCGATAAGCCCCCGGGTTTGTAAAAGCATTCCACGCATGAATCAACCGGTCGCGAAGCGAACTAGCCAATGCGTCACCTCCTTCCGTCTATCCGGCGTCCCACTTCAGTGATGAGGCGGAAGACCCTCCATGTATTTACGACCAGCTTGCTCCTCGACGCGGTTCAATCCTTGACCAAGAACTCGCTGGAGAACTTCGTTAGCCCTAGGATCATTGCTAACCGTATGCCGAGGAATGTTGCGAATATACCGAGCCATGTGAGGTGCGACGGTTCGGTTATAGCCGCCTTGCACTGCACGAGCAAGAACTTGTTCGCTGGCCGAAGCTTCTTTTGGAACCTCTCGCGGACGTTGCGGAGCACTAACGCCGGTAGGCTTAGCTCGGCGAGAACCCCACTTCATACCCTTGATTCCGTGATGACTAAGCTCTTCCAACGAAGGCTTTTCGTCAAACAAATACCTCATTCAAAAGCCTCCTTCTTCGCTTTGTATGCAACATAAGCATCCATAAGCGCGGCAACGTTGTCGATCTTTTCATCTTGTCGCCTCTTAAGGAGCTTGCGGTTTCCATTGGTGTCCTCAAGAGTGATGGCATTACCCATCGTAAATGACATCAAGGCCTCGTCAAAGAGGAGATAGCGCTCTTCACTAAGAATCTTGAGCTCTCCAAGAGGAACCGATTCAGTCCTTGCGCCCTGGATTACCTTCTCGATACCGAAGGGGCCGTTTTCTTGTTCCCAACGAGTTACAAACTCTTTGGAGTTATAAGGGTCGAAGCCAAAAGTACGAACATCATACTGATGCTCTTCAATATGACGCTCGAGGTCATCATAAACCTCCATCATATCGAGGACAGTGCCCTCGAGAACTTGGAGACTTCCTTCCCTGATGAATTCGTCGTACTTATGGCGCAACGCTCCAGGCAATTTAGCCAACGTCAACGACGTAATATAGCTTCGAGTCTTTACTCCGAACCTGTCGTTCCTCAAGGGGAATAGGAACGTGAAAGCACAGAAGTCATCGCCCTGCGAAAGATCTGCCCCTAGTGAACAAGGCATGCCGTCGAAATTCTGTCGGCGATGCGGGAGCGTCTCTTCGTATGTGAAGAAGTAGGTAAAGCCCTCCATAGGAATCCCGAAGCGCTTTGCGAGAATGTCATTTCGCGAAGCGGGAGCCTTTTCGGCGCGTTCAACGTCGAGTTGATAAACCTCGTACGTCACTGTGATTCCAAGATTGGGGTTTGCCTTCAACCACATTGCGGGATTAGCGACTTCCTCCAACTCATCCAGTTTGTAATGCCAGATAGAGATGTGTGGTGCAACGTACTCACCGCGGAGGATGTCTGCTAGTTCCATTTTGATTGTATCGCCGGATCCGTTCCGAACAGTCCCCTCGGAACTGATAGCAACGATCAAATAGTCGTCTAATTTTGATGCGCCTTGCTCAACGGCACCGACGACGTCCTCTCTCAAGTCACCAGAAAGCCACTCATCAATGGTAGAGATCTTTGGACGAAGGCCTTGAAGCTTGGCGATAGTCATAGGTCTAACCTCGAGCAACGAACCCGTCAAGAAGTTCTCGATCCCTTTCTTTGTGGGAACCAACTTCTGTCTGAGAGCCCTGGAGCCCGTCGTATTTTGTAGTGAGCCTTCGGTGAGAAAGCGAAAGAGTGGACCTCGGCTACGAGTGATCGCCGTACGGAACGGCGACATAACTTCGTCGGCCTGTTTCATCGTCGGTGCCGTTGTGATTTGGTGAGTCGTCGACGTGTCTATGTTCAAGAAGTAGCTTTGAATCAATGATGCATACATTGACTTGGCTGCGCCACGAGCGACAATCAAGTATTGCTTGACTGTCAGTCGTTTCTTGATTGTTCTCTTCTCGAAGTGACCGCCATGATTGTCTGGAGACGGAACATAGACGCTTCGCTCTACAAAGTAGTACCAGCAGAAAATCTGTTCGCCCCAAAGCTTGAACGACTCGAGTAGATGTAAGTCGCTTCCATCGGTTAGGGTTAGCTCGTTCTCACAGTAACGAATCCAACCTTCGACAGGCTCGTCATCGTAGTAGATGTTCGGATTGGCGATGAGCGCATCGATCCGGTTCATCTCTTGTGAGATTTCGCGGTTCACGGGAATCTCGCCGCGCATTACAGCGTCACGAAAGAGGCCGTAGTACTTCGGCGTTGCCGTATTCGATAACGTCATCGCCAATCCTCACTTCTTCTTAGGCGTAGAACCACTGCCAGGTCGGCGCAGCCGAGCCAACCCAGGCGATGGTGCTGCCGTTGCGAACGCGGAACATGCCGCTGGTCCGGCCACCGACAGTGACACCGTCCACCTTTACCGCAGTCACGGTGCCACCGGTGATCTCGACGTTCATCGTCTGACCAGAGGTGTTCGTTGCAGTGACAGTAGTGGCGGGTACGGCCGGCTTACCAGCCCAGTCGCCCTTGGCTCGCTTGGACTCGAGCACGTCGTTGAGGGTCTGGAGCTGAACGTCGTCCATTACTACATCCTTTACTTGTTATGCCTTGGAGGCGGCCTTTTGTAGCAGTTTCTCTCCGCCCTTGGCTACACCCTTAGCTACCAAGGTCGAAACTTGCTGCTTCCCGATACTCACCAGAGTATCGGCGACAAACTTACCAGCTGTGCTCTTGAAGGAAGGGTTCAACTGGCCGTATTGCCTTTCCAGGTTCTTGCGAGTAACAATGTCCTGGAGTTCTTTGTTAGAAAGCGCGCGAATGCCGCCTTTTTTAAGCTTTGCGCTTGCGAGGGCCACGCGAACATGATCCTCTGAGCCCGGCATCTTCTTTGCTCCACCCTTGACACCCCAACGCATACCTTTAACGCCGTGGTGGGCTAGGATTGTTTCTGCTTTGTTCATCTTGCCTCCTAGTCCAGAATCCACGCCCAGGTAGGAGCTGACGTGTAGGTGATTGCGATCGATTTCCCCGATGGAACGCGAACGTGTCCGCTGGTTTGTCCGGTGTTAGCGCCATCGATAGTGATCGTGTTGACAGTTCCCCCGGAAACGTAAACTGAAGCGTCGCGCCAGAACGGGTTCTGCAAAGCGACAGTACTGGCGGGCATCGATGGAGCCGTGATAGCTCCTCGCGGCAAGTTTCCGTTGTTGATGTGCAGATTCGCCGCACCGTTAACTGTGAAGGTTTCGGCGTAAATGTCGACCATGTTGGCGATCCGACCATAGAGCTTGTTGCTCGGGTCATCCACGTGGGCAATAGCCGGAGTCCCTTCGCCGTCCAATGCGCCGATCAACAGCTGGGCATTTCCTTCGCCACCATCAACACTGACCCAACTCTGTACAGCCTCGCACAGAAGCTGATCGATCGTTACTGCGTGAGTAAGAACCTTTTCCCGACCATCCGGCCAAGTCCCAGCACTACCAGCACCAAGCATAATGCCCTTGTAACAGTAGACAGTCACAATGTAATCGGCCTGGCAGTGTTCTCCGATTACAACACCAATACCAAGACCTTCGACCGCTATCGTACCGATTTCGTTACGAGCATTGTTCCCGAACGCAGGCATGATAAGCGCGCCAGCAGTGTCGTTACCCGGATCCGAGATTACAGGAGAGGTAAATCGAGAACGATCAGTAAAATGAGCAAATGACGGAATGGTACATTGCGCAATTCGCTTGAAGTTCAGCCCACTCATCTTAGAGTTGTACGGGGTCTGAATCTGAATACCATCGATGATAACATTCATGTTCGAGAACGTTGCGAAATCATCTTGCGGAACGCCGCTCAGATTAAGCGGTCCACTCAGAACTGACGAACCGCCGACCGAGTCAACGTACGTGGACTTCCAAACCGTGCCGATTGATTGTGGCGCGTGCTGACCCCAATAATATGCGCTAGCATTGTCGCCAAAGCCTTTTAGGGTCAGAGTAATCTTCTTACGCGTCGAGCCAGGAATATAATCAAGCGTCAACTGACCAAGCGCCAAACCATCGTTACCCCCCGAAGGGGCAGTCGGGAAGGCGTACTCGTGGTCATCGAACAGAACGTTAACCTGGCCGTTGTTATTGTCGGCATCTTCGAGCGCCGCATTGATTGCAAGCTGAGTTGCTTCTTGATCGGTGTTGGAGTCGGTCTTGTAGTTAGCTACTTTGAACTCACCAGGTGTGGTGATGAGCGCAGGAGTCGAATTAACCGCCTTGATTCGAGTCCACACATTGGTCGATGGGTCCTGAACCCACAGAACACCCTCGGCAACTACAGGATCACTAACAACGATCTGCACATCGTCAGTAGCGGTACCAAGACTGTCGGTCCCCGTGATACGGAAGACGTAAGTTCCCGCAACTGTTGGGGTGAATGACATCGTCAGGCTGGTCGGGTTGTTGATCGTTGCGGTAGGACCACTAACCTTGGTCCAGGCTTGAGTAACCGAACCTGTCTCACCAGAATATGTCGCCGTAAAGCTTACCGTCGTGTCCGTAGTGGCAGTCTGGTCGGCTCCAGCATTCATTACCAGAGTGGTCGGCGGCGTTGGGTTGTTGAAGAGAGCAGCAACGCCATACCAGTTGTTACTACCGCTGAACGCCGAGTCCGGCGTGCCAGAAACCGGCGTCGATGTAGTGAAGAAGCCAATATGCGCTGCATCGTTCTTTCCCGGAGTAGTAAAAATATCTTCGGTGTGTGGTGGTGTAAGAACAGTCGCTGTGTAGTAGACGGTAGCACCACTACCACCATTCAACCGAACACCTACGTAGTATTCCTTGGTCGAATCTC